TGTCTTGCTGTCGTAAGCGGGTTTGTGAGGTCAAGCCCCACAGCGCGATCTGCCTGCGCCCTCATGGACATTTCCGCCTCCATGGACCCTTGATCCATTGGAGGTACTGGACCCCACGCAATCTCACCGAGGCGACGATAAGGAACGCGACGACCTGGCCCCCAATCAGACGGAGGACGTCCAGCAGGGTGCATGAGAGGTGGAAGAGTAGCAAGAGAAGCACGGTCGATGCGCGAGTCTCTTTCCGTCTTGATTTGCATCTGTGCGCCTCGGAGTATGTCGCTAAAGGTTTGCACTTCATACATTCGTTTCTGGTCATTTGAAAGGCGGGTAACGATGAACGGGTAGTCATCGTATCCATTAAGAAGTTCGTGTTTGGCGTAGCCTTCAGCTTGTGGATGGAATACGGTGCAATAGATGCCTTCTGAACCGTCTTCCTCGTCGATCAAACGCTGGTATCCGTAGACAACCATAACAAGGTCGTTGTCGTCCGTGATCGGAAGGCGAGTCACAGTCTTGACCTTCTCGCCATCGAGATACATGGAGTCCTTCCCACGGAGGTTGCTGATAGCAAAGTCAACCCACTTGCGGTCCCAGCCTTCATTGGCTACTTTTTTCTCAAGCTCTTGAGATGTTAGGAAAGTACGCCAGAAAATGTACGGAGAGCGTTGAGGATCAGAGACATACGGAGGGAATAGGACTTCACCGTCTGGCGAGCATGAATGAACCAGTGGGCAGTCAACGGTCTGACGCGCCAGTGGAATCTCAGCCATGCCCATCTTACGCATGTCCTTGATAGCCTTCTTAGCCCGTTTAACGGACAGGTCTGGGAACGCTTGCTGGATTAGCGTTAACAACATCTCGTCGTCGGCTCCAGTAACAATAAGGTCTGCTAGATCAGGGGATGCTTGAGCGACTTGCTCGACGGATACTTGTTGCAAATATGTCCTTTTTTCTCGCTTCCAGCCGACATAGGAGATCATAATCCCCTTCTCTAGCAAATAGTTTGCACCCAACTCCATTTGGTTTTTGAAGTCTGGTATGTAAGTAGAACGCATCCATTTGAGGAATGCTGACACCACAGCCGCCCGTGGCATCGAGGCCATTGAGGTTGGAAATGCTTTGATATGGCTACGTTGAAGAGCTTGATCAAACAGAGACACGTACATGTCAATCCGCTCACCCACGACATTTACCTCTTGATCGGATGCACCTTGCCACGGAAAAGCGTTTGCACCGTTCTTGCGTAGGTCGTCGGACTTGCCATCCCAGATATTACGCCGATCATTGTACGAGCGAAGGCAGGACTCAAAGTAGTAGTCCAAGTCAATCAAGCAAGTATCATACGCATCGGTTAACGCACCAATGTCTGGTTCCTTATCCGCATAGATAAGCGACTCATCTTCAAGCTCTTGTTCTGGACTCATGGTACGTATTCGTAATAATCTTCGGGGTCAGCTGATACTAGGCACAATTTAATGCGCTTGCCAACAAGTTTATTTGATAGCTTAGACGGGCATTTTACTGGGACTGCTACCCCATCCATACGGACAATCACCCAAGTAGGGTTATTGCATACCCGCATTACTAGGTAATCATCGCTCAATTCCTCCTGCTGGTCAATTAGACTAGCTAGGCTACATGGAGCCTCATCCACGATAATCTTGGATTTTGGAGGACGGCCTCGTTTTACTGCTTTCTTATTTGGTGCTTGTTTCATTAGGTATCTTTGATTTCATGTACTTGATCGCGTGTTCAAGAGTGTCAATCTCTTCCGTGAGTTGCTTGGTTTTGCCTAACTTTTCTGCCTTAACCCTACGGAAATAGGCTTCTTTTAGGCAGTCTAGAACGAGCTGTTCGGCCCCAATTGGTTTGGTATTCGTTTTCATGTCAGTATCCTCCAGACCCATGAGTTGTAACAAATGATTGACTGTTGTCAACATGATCTAGATTTGCAATCGAGGCGTACCTCAAAACGTCAACGGGGTCTTTCCAAGCCTCCTTTAGACCTTGTTCTCCAGTGTATTCGGACAAGGCGTTGATTATGTTCTCACACTCGCTGCTGACATAGAAATGTGGTCGGTTGACCGAATCAAGCGGCTTAGTTGTATCGAATGCCATCTTCCCGATCAAAGCCTGTAATCCATCGTCGATATCAAGACCAGGCGCAGGAATACAAACCATGCCAGCTTCGTTTAAATCCTCGATGATTGATGATGACCCGTCCTGCACTTGGTACTTTGCCGCTCCAAGCCGAGGGTCAATCAAACGCTCAAAGATTTCCTCTTCGCCCTCCATCTGCTGGATAAGGTCAATGTAGTCTCTGATGCCAAATCCTTGGCCTTTAGCCCCTTCGCCTTCGTCCACGGCAATCCAGCACATGAACCAGTTCTTCGCCCCAGCGGGGTCGATAACATGATAACGGGTGATGTTATTGGTCGGGATCTTGTCTGGCTCCACGACATTGACCACCTTGTTAAATTTGGGGAACTTGGTCGTGTGAGACTTCATTGGAACCCCGTAGGCGCGGATTAGAATCTCCTCGCGGGGTTTGCCAATCAGCGTGTCCTTGATACGTTCGTAGCCGCCAAATGGATTGTCTTGGCTGTGGAAGTAATGGACTGAAGCGTTGTGCTTCTTTGACCTCTGCACATACGGGACCACCTCACCTTTGAGTAGGTCTGCCTCTCGAGACTCAATGGTTCTAGCTCCATCCAGATACTCCTTGATGACCTCGGTCCAACCGTCAATAGGCGTGAATGTTACCAACATCTTAGAGTTCCGAGTAGCAAGGCGAAATCTAAGCGTATTGATGAGGTCGGGACCAAGAAGATATTCGTCTGCCCATACCCCGATATTGTGCCATTGTGGATTCCTAGAACCAAGTTCCGCGCCCTCTAGGATCGTTGGGTTGTTCTGGTACTGAGAGTAGGTCTTAAAGATGATCTGGGAGCCATTAGGCAGAATTAGCGAGTTGTCCGTAAACCCATTCTTTTTGGTGTACGAGATGTACGCATTCTCCGATGTCTGCTTGGAGCGCAACTCAGCAGGAAGCCACCCCCATACGGCACTTTGTTGCTGGCGAATGGACACCTCGGATGTCTGAGCAAAGCAGAATATCTCAGACTTGGGATTCTCCACAGCAGCCTTAACCACGCAATACGACCCCCATGACGTTTTCCCCGAGTTGTGGGAAATCACCCCCGAGGCAATGTAGTTATTGTAAATGGGAACATGGAAATCCCACACCACATCATCTCGGAGGTAATCGACGGAAAGGATCTTGACATAATCCCGTCCCGTGCTATTGTCGCCGCATGCCTGCAAACATACAATACCCCGTAGAATTGATACGCACTTATATTCAAGAAGGTAAAACCCAAGATTGGATAGCGCAAAACCTAGTGTCCTCTGGATACGACCCAAGAATAACCGCAAAGGCAATTTACAAGGTCTGCCGCAAACATGGGATAAAGTGCCAGAGAACTGGGCCTCGTGCTGGTGAAGGGCATCCAGAGTGGCAAGGCGGTCGCCACATAAACAAGTCTGGGTACATTGAGATTTATTGCCCAGATCATCCAATGGTTGTTGAAAAGAACAAGAGGCGTGAAGCAAAGAGCAATGGCAAGTATTACAGGAGAGAGAAGTACATGCTTGAGCATCGACTTGTGATGGAACAAAAGATTGGTCGTTACCTATTGGCTGAGGAGGTTGTGCATCATATTGACGGCGATAAGCAAAACAACGCGCCAGAAAATCTTGGACTTTTTGCCAACAACGCCGAACACCTTCGAGAAACTTTGAAGGGTTGTATTCCAAAGTGGACTGCTGCTGGGGTTGCGAACATGAGGGCTGGGCAGACACTAGAGCACCGCCGACATCTAGCGATCCTAAGGAACGCCATCCGAAGGGAGTCAGGAGCAAGTGAGCCTTTGAGCAAAAGAGAACTTGCCCGTTATCTAAGGAAACTCGGTAAATCCCCGCAACAGGCTTGCGAAATGGTTTCTCTGCACGCGCTACCACCATTCGACGACCGTCCCAAGCATTAACATGGAAGTGATCTTGAATCTCATCGACCCTTTTGTAGCAGTCTGCAACTGGGTCGTAGATTTGCTGTTCAGCCCCAAGACAGCGGTTGCCGCCCAGTGCCAAAATCTCATTAACCTCTTCAAGCTGTTCCTCAGCCTTCTCCCAGTGCGGTAGTCTAAACCCGTAGCGGAATGGGTCTTTGTCAGCATTCTCGATAGCCTCATGGTATATCCGATGTATCTCCATCAACTCAGATGGGTCCATCAATGCCACCTCATCGTCGTCTGGAGGCGTTAGAATCTGGTGCTTTCTCCAGTTCATTCGACTATTTCTGCTTCAACTGCGCTTTCCTTGACCTTGTTTGCGATGCGAGCTTTGGCATCAGCAATCATCTTGGCAGCATCATCAAGACTTGGACCTTTCCGATGTTCAACCACCGTGGTAGCCATACCAGTAAGCTGTGCCGCCTTGTCCGTGAGGATACCCACCGTTACCGCCAGTTTATCTGGGCTAATCTTTGCCAGCTCGTCTGGGTTGTCAAACAGTTGTTGGGATCTTTCAAACAGTAAGTCGGTGTACTCCTGCGCGGCAATAGCATACCGCATCGAGAACTCCTTGCGCTTCGTCTCTAGGGTATCGCTGTGTCTCCACTCAAGACCACGGATAATCTCACGCGAGAGTCCAGTCTTGTTCTTGATGTCCGATAGCCTAGCCCCCTGTGCAGATAGCCATAACGCCAGAGCCGCCTTGTTCGGGGCGTAATGCTCGACCGTGTTGCCGTGCTGGTGCTTGGCCCGTTCCTTTACTTCAAGAAACCAAGCCGCCTTGTCAGCTCGCTCGTCAACATAGTTACGCTTTAGCTTTTCGTTTG